GCTCGGCGAGGACTCCAACACGGAGGACGGGCTGAACGTGCATGGTGCCCTTGTTGATGAGTACCACGCGCATAAGAGTGCCGGCATGGTCGAGGTGCTTCGTTCCGGAATGGGATCTCGTACACAGCCGCTTTTGTGGATCATCACAACGGCCGGACTTGACATCTCCGTCCCGTGCTACGACGAAATGGAATATGCCGCCGGAGTGTTAGACGGGACAAACACGAACGAAAACTACTTCGCTATTATCTACACCCTGGATGAGGACGACGACTGGCAGGACGAGTCGGTCTGGATTAAGGCGAACCCAAATCTCGGCGTCTCGGTCAACGAGGACGACATGCGCAAGATGTTCCAGAAGGCAATCGAGATGCCGTCGAAGCAAACCGAGTTCCTGACCAAGAAACTGGATGTGTGGACGCAGCAAGAGACGGTGTGGTTGTCGATCGACGTGTGGCGCCGGAACGAGACCGAGGTTGATGTAGCGGCTCTTCAGGACCGGGTATGCTTTGGCGGAATCGACATTGCAAGCCGCGTGGACCTGGCCGCGTGTGCTCTCTGCTTCCCGCCGGAAAGCGAAGGGGAGCCTTTTAAGTTTATTCATCACGCTTGGATGCCACAGGACACGCTCGTGCAGCACATCGACTCCGATCGGGTGCCGTATGATGTGTGGGTCGAGCAGGGGCTTTTAAGTACGACACCTAAAGAGATCATCGACCCCGAGTTTATCCAGCAGTACATCCTGGATGCGGCCAAACGCTATCAGCTTAAGGAAGTGTGCTATGATCCGTGGGGAGCGCAGCAGTTTGCGCAAGACCTGACCAAGCTCGGAGTTGAGATGTACGAGTTCCGGCAAGGATCGCAGTCCATGAGCCCGGCGGTCAAAGAGTTTGAGAGTAAGGCATATGCAGGCGAGATGGCGCACGGAGATAACCCGCTGATCCGCTGGCAAATGGGATGCGTAAACCTATGGCAGGGGCCGACCGGGCTTGTGCGCCTTGTGAAACCCGATCGGACGAAGAGCCGTAAGCGCATCGACAATATTGTCGCAGCAGTCATGGCGCTCGACCGCGCGGTACGTTATCACGGCACGGAAAGCGTCTACGAAGAGCGGGGGCTCCTGATATTGTGACCACCGAACACGTGTTTGCACTTTGGGTAGACCGAGAGTTCAAGCGGCAGATACTCGAGTACATCGACACGCACAGGTATTCGAGGCCGCAAGATCGCAACGCGCTGTATTCGGCGGTATGGGGAGCTCTCGGGAAAACGGAACCGGGCAAGACGACGAGTTGGTATTTACAATTCGCCCGGTGCGTCGTACATCGAGAATGCTTGCGGCTGCGCTTCGATGCGTGAATTCGAATTTTAGTACAAAAAAATGTTGACGGGCGTGAGATGGTGCGTTATAGTGTAGGTAGATCATCCGACCGAACCCGGGTGTATTTGCAGCAAGGCCGCGAAAGCGGTGGGAGGGGTCATTCGTGGCCCGGTTCGGCTCCCACCGTTGACGCGGCCTTTTTTGTGTCCTAAAGGCGGAAAAATAGCAGCGGCCGCGGCTGCAAAAATCAGCGGTAATCCAACGTGAGGAGGTAGCAAGATGGCTACCACAAAAACAGCAGTTGCAGAAGTGCAACGCATCAAGGTTGTCGAGGCAGACGTGAAGATCAAGGGGCTTTCGCCGCTGATCATGCACCGATGGAGTGAGAAGGCTCGGAAGGAAATGCTCGACAAGCAGATGAAGAAGACCGTCAAAAAGGAAGCGAAGTCACCAGAGGAGCAGTACGAAGCCTCAGTGTACCGCTTCAATGATGGCCGGATCGGGTTTCCCGCTGACGCGTTCAAAAAGGCAATGATTCGCGGAGCCAAGCAGATCGGGCTTGTGATGACCGATGCCCGAACCAGCTTTTTCGTGCATGGCGAATACTGCGAACGAGACGACCGCGACCTTGTCGAGATCACGGGAGACGTTCAGCCGCGCGAAGACATGGTGCGGCTGAATGGGTCAACCGCCGACATCCGTTTCCGGGGCCAGGTCTTGGAATGGTCTGCGACACTACACATTAGCTACAACGAGAGCATTACATCCTTCGATCATATCGTGAACATGCTCGTCGCCGCAGGCTATGGCGTCGGCGTCGGTGAGTGGCGCCCCGAGAAAGACGGGACGTTCGGTCGGTTCGAGGTTGTGACGGATTAGTAAAGGATGCCGTGGCCAGGGTTGCGCAGCGTGGCATGGCCCGGCCCGGCTAGGCACGGCTTAGCTCGGCAGTCGGGGTTCGGCATGGCATGGCATGGCAAGGCTCGGCCCGGCAAGGCAAGGCATGGCGCGGCAGGGCTTGGCACGGCGTGGCTGGTTTGGCGCGGTTTAGCAATGCAGTCAAGGCAAGGTCCGGAGGTCGTGTTTCGGCAACACGCGGCATGGCAAGGCAGGCATGGCGTGGCACGGCGGGGCCTGGCATGGCTGGGCAGGGCACGGACAGGCGAGGCAAGGCAGGCATGGCCTGGCAAGGCTTGTCCAGGCCTGGCGAGGCGTGGCTAGGCAAGGCAGGCTAGACGGGGAGAGGCGAGGCATGGCAGGGCAAGGCAAGGCACGGCAACGCAAGGCAGGCAATCAACAGGAGGCCAAAATGGCAGGAATATACCGATGGAAAGAAGGTTCACGGTTCTCGGCGGATGCTGAGAAGGTAGCGGAAGAATTGCAGGGACTTCCCGAGCAAACACCGCACGCGGCTCTGGTATTCGCGGAAGATCCAGCGACCGAGCTGCACAAGTGCGCGACCTGGGACGACGCGAAAGCAGCGCACATGTTCCGGCTGGACGAAATGCGCCGGGTGATTCGATCGGTCGTTATTATCGACGAGTCACCCGAGCGTGATCCGATCCAGTACAGGGCGTTCGAGTACGTGACACCGCAGGACGCGGAAGAGCCGAAGCAGCAGTTCATGAACACCAAGTCGGCACTTCAAAACCCCGAGTTTCGCGGCCAGATCATTGCCGAGATCAAGGCGTCGATCCAAGAGCTACGTCACAAGGTGAAGACGTACCAGTACGTCGCGGAGGAAATGGCAGAAGTGCAACACCACCTTGATATGGCGATAAAAGCGGCAGAAGTAACTCAATAGCAGGCAAGCCTCGGCCAGGCGTGGCGGGGCAGTCGTGGCACGGCGGGGCCTGGCATGGCGCGGCGAGGCTTGGCAAGGCAGTCGAGGCTGGGCGAGGCGTGGCTCGGCAAGGCACGGCGGGGCCTGGCATGGCAACGCAAGGCAGTCGAGGCTGGGCAAGGCGCGGCGTGGCGCGGCGAGGCCAGGCAAGGCAAGGCAGGATAGGATAGGCGCGGCACGGCGAGGAGAGGCCTGGGTTGGCCAGGTGAGGCAGGGCAAGGCGCTGCCTGGTGAGGCTCGGAGAGGCAAGGCAGGCAAGGCGAGGCCAGGCGCGGCGCGGCGCGGCAAGGCGTTGCTTGGCAAGGAGAGGCAGGGCCGGGATAGGCAAGGCAAGGCAGGCAAGGCGGGGCTTGGCCCGGCTTGGCAAGGCGCGGCCGGGCCAGGCAAGGCAGGCACGACAAACTTTTTACAGGAGAGGATTTATGCTAACGAAGAAAATGCAAACAGTACCGTTCGTCACCGCAACGGTCATCTTTACGGCGCTGGTAATCACGGCCGTGGCCGGAGCGGTAGCTGGCCATGAAGGTCCGATGTTCGATCTCATTCGAAAAGTCATTCTGTAGCGAAGTTCGCCACAGACTGAAAGAAACCCATGTACTTTAAGCGGCCCCTCCTTTCGGAGGGGCTTTTTTTGCCCCATTTCCACCCCCCCCCTTGACGGCTGTGTTATCATATAAGTAACCACACAGTAACGTTGAGGAGAGTCAATGCCGAAGTTCATGAAGCGCCTGCGAGCCGCGAGAAAGGCGTACCAGGCAAACATCGGTATCGATACCCTCGACAAGCTTTTGGAGCTTCACGCGAATCAAGGCGCATTCGGCTCTTCGGTCCAAGACGATCGGTCGCTTCATATTTCGGCATGGTTCAACGGCGTCCAGCAGATATGCCAAACAGTGGCCAGCCTTCCCTTGTTCGTGTACAAACGAACGACCGACGGCAGCGGTTTCGAGTCGCGCGAAAAGCACCGGTTGCATCCGGTGTACAACCTGCTTCACGGTATGGCCAATCCGTTGATGCCGTCGTTCATTTGGAAAGAGACGGCGCAGAATCACCTGATAAACTACGGCAATCACTACAGCTACATCCGCCGGGACGCAGCAAACAGACCGAGGGAGCTTTGGCCGCTCAATCCGGCGGCGGTGGAGATCGAGGTAGACGACAAATGGAACAGAACCTACATATTTCGCAACAACAGCGGGCGGAAGATAGTCTACCCGGACTACTCGATCTTCCACATTCCCGGGCTCGGCTTCGACGGCATTCGCGGGTACTCCGTACTCACGTTGGCGAGGGAATCGCTGACTTTAGGCCGAGCTCAAGACACGTTCGCCAACAGGTTTTACGAGAACGGGACCCACATAACGAAGGTACTGACGCATCCTGAAACGCTGAAACCGCAATCACGCGCGAATCTGAAAGAGTCGCTTCAAAAACAGTACGGTGGCGTAGATAACGCCGGCCGGACCATCGTGCTCGAAGAGGGTATGAAACTCGAGTCGATCGGGATGCAACTCAAGGACGCGCAGTTCCTCGAGAGTCGCGTGTTTCACATCCAAGAGGTTGCCCGGTGGCTGAATATGCCGCCGCACAAGCTCAAAGACTTGAGCCGCGCGACGTACGACAACATCGCATCGGAGCAGATGAGCTACTACATCGACACTTTGCGCCCTTGGCTCGAGCGGTGGGAGGCAATCATCGATGTGAAGCTCCTCGGCCAGGACCCAAACGTATACAGCGAGTATCTGATCGACGCGCTGTTCCGCGCAGACATCAAAACGCGATACGACTCCTACGCTGTCGCAAGGAACAACGGCTGGATGAACGCGAACGAGATCCGCCAGCGAGAGAACCTGAGCCAGCTACCCGGTGACCAGGGCAACGTCTACTGGATGCCGGAAAACATGAAAGATGCTCGCGAGTATTCGAAGGTAGAGCTCGCACAGCAGATCGCGGATACCGCGCCAGAGGAAACGGAGGCCCCCGATGCCAATGCCTGAACCGCGACCGAATGAAGACGAGGATGAGTTTATCGAACGCTGCATGGCTGACGACACAATGCAGCGTGACTTTGAGGACGAGGAGCAGCGGCTTGCGGTGTGTGAACGTCAGTGGGGAGGAGAAAAGGCGACGATGAACAAGAAATGGTACACGATAAAAGCGCAAACCGACACTGACGGACCTGCCGAGATCTCCATCTTTAACGAGATAGGCATGTGGGGTACCGATGCCAGCCAGTTTCAGAAAGACCTTGCCGCGATAGACAGAGACAAGCGGATCATGCTCTATGTCAACTCGCCGGGCGGAAATGTGTTCGACGGCATGGCGATCTACAACATGCTCGCATCCAGGCGCGACAAGGTTGATGTCGAGATCATGGGTCTCGCGGCAAGCGCCGCAAGCGTCGTGGCGCTGGCAGGCTCGACGTTGACCATGGCCGAGGGCACGTACTTTATGATCCACAACCCCTACACGATGGCTGTCGGCGATGCGGACGAGATGGAGAAAACTGCCGGTCTCCTGCGAAAAACAGCCGGAGAGTTTGCGAACATCTATGCGGCAAACTCAAACCTCTCTACCGAGGAAGCGCTCGAGCTCATGAAAAAAGAGACATGGTTGACCGCGACCGAAGCCGAGGAATACGGCTTCGTCGATACCGTTGACAACACGATTAAAGATGCGGCCGCCAACGCCGCGCGGTACGTGAGTGTATTCGAGAAATACGGGTTTGCGCGCGTACCGGAGCGCCTTCACCACAAAGCGCAGATCAACGAGGACACGCAGGCGGAGGTTATCGGCTTGTTGGAGTCGAAATCCGATGCGGTTGACATCATGCGCGACGTGATAGGTCGAGATGATTTCAACGAGGATGCTGCGGCCGAGCTCGTGGGCTTGGTGCAAGCTGACTCTGAGAGGAATGGAACGATTGTCGATTTGCTGGGAGCAACCGATGAGAGCGCTCGAGCTAGTGCCGGGAGGGCACCGAAGCGCCGGATGCAGACCAAGCGTGGAGCAGAGCGAGCCTTGCGGGATGCAGGTTTCACTGCGAGCCTTGCGAAGCAGATTCTTGCCGGCGGTTATCCTCGGGACGAGGAGCCAAAGCAAAAACAGCAGTCACAACCCGATACACGGTCACGAGCGCAACGGCTCTTGGCCTCAAACTATGAGAAGGTGAGGAGATAATTTATGGGTATCATAGACACACTGAAGAATACGATCGCGTCGTTACAGACTGAGGTCGACGAGCTCAAAGCAAAAGCCGATGATGCGACGCAGGAGTTCACCGAAGAGGACTATACGACCCTCGAAACCAAGCTCAACGAAATCGAGGCGACCGAGAAGAAACTGTCGGTTCAGGAGAAACTTGCCGCTCGGCAGGCTGACGTTGACCCGATGCGTCCCAACATCCAGGTGCATGACGTCGCGGATGAAGCCCCGTATTCACTCGGCGAGTTCTTCCAAGACGTTGCCAAGGCGTCTCTTCGCGGTGAGAAGTCCGCACGCCTCAACCGGCACCAGCAGCGAAGTGTCGCAAACGTCAAGCAGGTGTTCGGCGCTGCAAGCGGACTCCAGGAAGCAGTTCCGAGCGATGGCGGTTTTCTCGTCGGCTCGGATTTTTCCCAGGAGCTTATCAGAAGCATGTACGAGGACAACACCCAGCTCATCAGCCGCGTGCGCCGTATGTCCGTCTCGGCAAACTCGAACGGTACCAAGATGTACGGTGTCGACGAAACCAGCCGAGCCGACGGCAGCCGATTCGGCGGTGTCCGGGGATATTGGGGCGCGGAAGCTGCGACCATCACCTCGAGCAAGCCGAGCTTTCGCGAGATCGACTTGACGCTTAACAAGTTGTTCGCTCTCGTGTACTCGACCGATGAGCTTTTGCAGGACGCGTCGATGCTGGAGAGCTTTATCATGGACGTCGTACCGAAGGAGCTCAACTTCAAGGTCCAGGACGCGATCCTCAACGGCGATGGCGCAGGCAAGCCGCTTGGTATCCTCGAGTCTCCGGCACTCGTCACCGTGTCGAAAGAAACCGGTCAGGACGCCGACACCATCGAGTGGGAGAATATCAAGAACATGTACCGGCGTCTGCACGCTCGCAATCGAGCGAACGCGGTTTGGCTCGCAAACATCGACACACTGTCGGAGCTCATGGGCATGGAGATGCCGGTCGGTACCGGCGGTGTTCCGGTGTGGCTCCCGGCAAACCAGGCGCAGGGGATGCCAAACGAAACGCTTCTCGGCCGTCCGATTCTGTATCTCGAGCAGTCCCCGACTCTCGGCGACAAGGGCGACATCGTGCTCGCGGATCTCTCCGACTACATCCTGATCGACAAGGGTGGCGTCCAGTCGGCGGCATCGATGCACGTACAGTTCACCACTGACGAGATGGCGTTTCGGTTCATCTACCGCGTTGACGGCCAGACCATGCGCAACTCGGCAATCACCCCGTTCAAGGGATCGGATACGATCTCGTCGTTCGTCACGCTCGCCGCGCGGGCCTAATAGGAGGTAACCATGGGAGCAATACTCA